ATGTTTTATCATATAAAAGAGCTTCAATATCAAGCAAAGCCAGCTCATCCCGATCCGGTTTATGCGAAAAAGCTCCAAGAGGTGCTGGGTGGCCAATACGGTGAGATCAGTGTTATGATGCAATATTTGTTTCAGGGTTTTAACTGCCGTGCAGATGCGAAATATAAAGATTTGCTTTATGATGTCGGTACAGAAGAGATCGGGCATGTGGAAATGCTTGCGACGATGATCTCCAGGCTTTTGGACAATGCACCGGCTGATGTGCAGGAAAATGCTTATAAAAGTGATCCTGCTGTGGCAGCGGTGTTGTCCGGAATGAACCCGCAGCATGCGATTGTCGCAGGTTTAGGCGCGATGGCGGCTGACAGCGAAGGATATCCATGGAATGCCAAATATATTATTTCAAGCGGAAATTTGCTCGCAGATTTTCGCGCCAACTTAAATGCGGAATCCCAAGGGCGCCTTCAGGTGACACGGCTTTATGCCATGACCGATGATCCAGGGGTAAGAGATATGCTGTCATTTTTGATTGCAAGGGATACTTATCATCAAAATATGTGGTATGCGGCCATTAAAGAGCTGGAGGAAAGAGAACGGGATATTGTCGTTCCGACGACGTTTCCGCGTGAGCTCGAAAAGCAGGAAGTCTCCTATGATCTGTTTAACTTTTCCAGGGGGGATGAAAGCTCACAAGGAAGATGGGCACATGGGGAAGCCTTTGATGGCCGGGGTGAATTCAGGTATATCCCGGCTCCGATTGCGTTCGCATCTGCGCCTCATCTTAAACCGGCGCCAATGTGGCTGCAGAATACCATTCCACCGATGTCAAAATATTAATATCTCTGCCGGGCTGAGGATAAACGTCCCCAGCCCTTTTGGATCAAATGTTTTTACCGACATGATAGAAAGCTTTTTCCTCTGCGACTTGCAAGTGCTGCTGATCGCTTTCCTCGTACGCATTTGGCCGCTTGTGAGCTAATAAATAAGCGAGCCGCTTCTGAAATTGAATACCTGCTTTACGCCGTTCAAACATGTCAAGCCTTTTTTCAGCAAATTCCTTTGTTACCCGGAATACCGCCGAAATTGTGGCGAGTGCCTGGCTTCTCCATTGCGGCAGTTCCATCTGCAACAGCATAAAGGTTGGCACACAGAAGTGGTACATAAATTGATTCGCCTGAAATTCCTGTAGTTCTCTGAAGAGCTTGTTCATCTGAAAGTGATTGCCTGCATGCTTTAACACGTGGCACAGCTCATGTCCAAAATCCTCCCATTGCTCTTCCCGTGACTTTTTTTGGTTCAATACGATACTGTACATGCCGTCGTATTTCACCATCATGCTCCCCATATCCTCAAAATGCACCCAAATATCCAGGTCCTTTGCGATTTTCAGCATGTCAATGTGATGAGGGGATGTGATGCCCAGACGGGTGTACAAATTTTTAACGTATTCCTCCAGATGTGATAAGTAATCGCCCAATTGAATACTCCCTTTCGAACGTGTGTTCTGTTTTTAGCGAGAAAGAAAAGCCCGTATAGGACTGGAAAGTAGTGTAGAAATCTTTCCCTTTTCTTTAAAAAATAAACACTTTTTCTTTATATCGGTCTACTTTTTATATGTTTTAGAGAACAGAGAACGATTTATTTATTTTTCGGTTTGCGGTTTTTCTCTTTTTCTTTTAAATAGTTGATAAATTCGATGGCCTGCTGTTTGCTTTCTGGGGAAAAATCCTGCATATCACGGTACGCAAGCTGCAGGTCCGGATCTGAGAACATATCGTCGTCGGATTTTTTGTTTTTACCCGTTAATAAGTAATCAGTCGTGACTTGAAAGTAATCAGCCAGCTTTTGGAGTGTGTCGTAATCAGGTTCGCTTCGCCCGTTTTCATAATGGGAATATCGTGCCCGTGACACACCGATGTGTGATGCGATTTCTTCCTGTGTCCTTTTCCCTCTGAGACTCTTCAATCTGCCGCCTATCATACTATGACCTCTCTTTTTTAAACTCCCTAAGTTACTTATGATTATAGATACAATATGTATCAAAATAAAGTTATGATAAAAAAAGTATCAAAAACAACTTGATGATACAGATTGTATCGTTTATACTTGGTAACAGTTGATACGAAATGTATCGAAAACAAATCAGGAGAGTGATCACATGTATCCAATCCAAATTGTTTTTAGTGAAAATCCCATAGATCAGCGCCATCTCGGACAATCCGGCGGCACCATTTCGTTTACGGCATGCGGCCTTCCGGTGTTCCACTTTGAAACGCAAGAGCAGTTTCAAGCATACATGATGTTAAAAGGAGAAGCGGCGTACAATGAAAAACGATAAAAGCTATCCTTTTCCGATGTATTCAGGACTATTGAATTCAGAACATTATGACAAAATCGGACCGGCACTATGGCTGTTTCTCTGGTTTATCAGCTCAACAACAAAAGAAATCGAAAAAGACGGCGTAAGCTGGGGCATCGTACTCGGCCATAAGCCATTAAAAGCGAGAGAAATGGCGGCAGTCTTCGGTGTAAGTGAAAAAACCGTCAGAAGGTGGCTAGAGCTTCTCGAAACCCATGAGTACATAAAGGCAGTCCGTGCGCCATACGGACTGGTGATTTCGGTTAAGCATTCCAAAAAATTCGCCTTCAGATCGGACAAAATGGTGCACCGGAGTATAAAAGAACGGTCATTTTCGCCGCAGACACCGGACACAAGCGACCGCACAGATAAAGATAAAACAAACAAATATACTGCTGCTGATGAGGCAGTGGATCACATTGCGAAGCGGTTTACAGAATTACGGTCGGCTCAAGAAGGACGCACCGTATATCCTTCCTCAAGAGATTATCAAGCCATCGCCCGCATTGTTGCTATCGGCGTTCCTGTCACGCAAACAATCAAATGGCTTGAGGAATGCTTTCAAGCTTTTGAAAACCGGCGGACTTCCGCTTCAGAAACAATCAAGGCCTTTCGCTACTGCTCGAAATTCATTGAAGACCGATTTAACGCGCAGCAAGCCAAAAAGAATGTTGCAATTCAGCATGAGAGGATGAAAAAACATGACAAAACGAACAATCGAACAGATTTTAGACGAGCTGAGAAGAGGGAGACGTCCATTACTGGCGGACAAACCGGCCGAATTAGACGCAGGCCGGTATGATTGCCTGCGCTGCAAGGACCAGGGAGGTTATCTCGTCAAGCAGAATGGCCTGGAAGTCTGGACGATGTGCAGCTGCATGGCAGAACGGAAAGTGAAGCGGCTGCTGGGGGCAAGTGAGATTACTCACGCTTTCAGACAGCTGGGCTTCAAGGAATTCCGCACGGAGGGAAAGCCGCAGGCCATAAAAGACGCGTTTGAATGTACTAAAGAGTATGTGGCGGATTATGGACAAATCAAGGATTGCCGGAAAAACAGCATTGCCCTTCTAGGACAGCCCGGTTCAGGGAAAACGCACCTTTTGACCGCCGCTGCCAATGAATTAATGAGAACTTGCTATGTGCCTGTCATTTATTTTCCGTTTGTGGAGGGCTTTACCGATCTGAAAAATGACTTTGACCTATTAGAAGCAAAGCTGAACCGGATGAAGCAAGCGGATGTGCTGTTCATAGATGATCTGTTTAAACCGGTTAACGGCAAACCCCGCGCTACAGATTGGCAATTAGAGCAAATGTATTCGGTACTCAACTACCGCTACTTAAATCATAAACCGATTTTGCTTTCGAGCGAGCTGACAATTGAAGCACTTGTACGGGTCGATGAAGCGCTCGGCACGAGAATCTACGAAATGTGCAGTGACTATTTAGTGATTATCAAAGGGGCAGCCTACGAGCTGAACCATAGATTGGAGGGCGTCAGATAATGTGCAAGCTTTGTCAGACAAAGAAAGTCATTGTGGAGCATACAGGGATTGGAGTCGTTTTTCATCCATGTCCGAACTGCCGGTCCGGCACTGATTTAACGCCTGTCATTCAAAAGCTGGAGCAAATGCTGACAGCGGGAAAAGCGAGGCTGAATGTCCGTGATTAAACAGCTGACTGCCCTGATCGCTTTGCTGTTTCGGGCAAAGCGAACAGAAAAAAACATTGAACAATGGTATAAGGATGACGGGAAGTGAAAGTGTTGGAAAAAACAAAACAGACAGAGAAAAGCCCTGCGCCGTGGCATGCTGTCCCGTGCGGGGATACAAAACCAATCTATATTTATTCAGCTTACAGTGAAGAAGAAAAAGAAAGATTTCCGTATTCAAACGGGCGGCTGATTGCCGCTGTATTTGACCTCAGCTCTTATTCGCAAAAAAGCAATGCCGCTTTGATGGCCGCTGCGCCTGAATTGCTGGAAGCGTCTAAAGCAGCTCTTGATTTTCTGAAGGGAAATGCTGTTCATTCAAAGGAGCGCATCATTCAGCTGTTAGAAAAAGCCGAAGCAAGCGCTGCACCGAAAAAGGGAGGAAAAGAAACATGATTCATCCTAAAAAACTGCTGCATATTGATTCCATCACGCTGGAGAGCCAGCTGGAAGACGGAAAAATCCGTGTCATTATTGTGGATGGCATCAAGCAAGAAGCATGGATTACAGAAGCGCCGGAGCATGGAAAAACGCTCGTTGAAACAAGAAAGGGCGACCTTGCCCGTGTGGAATTTGAAATCGGCTACAAGTTAAATTAAACGAAAACAGAATACGTCCAAGACGGAAAGCCTGCGGACACTGATCAACTGCACAGCATTTGTGCGTTGATTGGTGTCCGTTTTTTATTGCAAAAATGAGGAGGATCATAGAATGCAAGACTTACTATTTGAATATAAACGCACGCTCAAACAAACAAGAACACAATATAAACCGCTCGCTGAGGCAGATGAATCCGTGCTCTCAGCTGAAGAGCTGAAGGATAAAAAAATTATCAGAAATATAATTACTGATCTTGAATATGTAACAGAATGGCTTGAAAAAGGAAGACAGCCCGGCATCAGACGGGCGATTGACCGACGTGATGCGTACCAGCGGCTTATGATTAAGGATCCGAGAATCATCGAATCATTTTCCAGCGCTATGATGTTTGAGCCGGACGGACAGGTATCAGAAGAAGACAGAGAGAGAATTCAAGCAGCATTAGCCCTGTTAACGGACAGAGAAAAAGAAATGTTTTTGCTGCACAAGGTAGAATGTTTTTCTTATGAACGGATCGCTGATCTTCTCGGCGTAAAAAAATCAACAGTGCAAACGACGATCAAACGGGCGATTGGAAAGATGCAAAGACAGCAGGAAGAATTGAATCGATCACTTGCATGAAAGCTTGTCATACGTTTGCCACCTATAAGTGAATAGAGCATGACACATAAGCGGCTGGGATAATCAGCCGCTTTTATGAATAAACAACCATGCTGGAGGTGGCGGTGATGCCGTAGCATGAAAACACAACAGCGCGAACAAGCATTAGCAATCTATCAACAACATCAAGGAAAGATCACAAATCGGGCGATCGCGGACACCATCGGCGTTTCCGCGAAAACAATCGGCCTCTGGAAAAAACAAGACAAATGGAAAGAGGCCCTGTTTTCTGCGTCCAAAAACGAACAAACACAGCGCCGGATAGACAACGATGAATTAAATGAACGCCAGCGGCTGTTTTGCCTGTATTACGTCAAAAGCTTCAATGCCACGCAGTCAGCAATCAAAGCGGGCTATTCTCCGGACAGCGCTCATGTGACGGGGAGCCGGCTCTTAAAAAATGAAAAGGTCGCTGCTGAAATCAGACGCATAAAAAAAGAAATGGTCAACGAGATGTTTATTGAAGCAATGGATGTGCTGCAGGTTTATATCAAGATCGCGTTTGCGGATATTACGGACTATGTGACCTTTGGAAAAAAAGAGGTCCAGGCTGTCGGGAAATCGGGCCCGCTGTTTGATGAAGATGATAACCCCATTATGAAGGAAATCAGCTTTGTCGATGTCAAAGACTCCGGGCTCGTTGACGGCACCATTGTAACGGAAGCAAAGCTTGGCAAAGAAGGCATTGCCATCAAGCTTGCAGATAAAATGAAGGCGCTTGAGAAGCTATCCTTATATTTTGATTTGTTTCCAGATCAATTTAAACAAAAGATTGAAAATGAGAAATTGAAGCTTGCCAAACAAAAAGCGGAGAAAACAGATGACAGCCAAGAGCCGATTGAAATTATTGTCAAACGAAAAGAGCGCAAGTCATGATTGTAAAAGAAATCAACCCGCACTTCGAAGATTACGTGTTCAATTGGGAGCAGACGTACCAGTTTCTCGTCGGCGGTTATGGATCATCCAAAAGCTATCATACCGCATTGAAAATTGTGTTAAAGCTGCTGAAGGAAAAACGGACGGCCCTTGTCATCCGCGAGGTGTTCGATACCCATCGGGATTCGACCTTTGCCTTGTTTCAAGAGGTGATTGAAGAGCTCGGTCTGACAAAAGCTGTGGCAGCCCTTTCTTCCCCGCTGCAGCTGCGATTTCAAAATGGCAGCCGGATCATGTTCAAAGGCATGGACAATCCGGCAAAATTAAAATCGGTTCATAACATTTCATTAATATGGATTGAAGAGTGCTCAGAGGTGAAGTATGAGGGATTCAAGGAATTAATCGGACGTCTTCGCCATCCTGAGCTGAAGCTTCATATGATCTGTACCACCAATCCCGTCGGCACCTCCAATTGGACGTACCGGCATTTTTTTCGAGATGAACGCAATAAACGGTTTGTGCTGGACGACAGCGAGCTTTACGAAAAGCGGACGATTGTGAAGGGTGATACGTATTACCACCATTCCACCGCTAACGACAATCTTTTTCTCCCGGAAAGCTATGTGAAACAGCTTGACGGACTCAAAGAGTATGATCCCGACCTGTACCGGGTTGCCCGCAAAGGACGATTCGGCGTCAATGGGATCAGGGTGCTGCCGCAGTTCGAGGTGCTCCCGCATGATCAAGTAAATGAATCTATCGCAGCCATCAGCAAGCCGATTTTTCGTACAGGCATGGATTTTGGATTCGAGGAATCCTATAATGCCGTCGTCCGGCTTGCTGTCGATCCTGAAAAAAAATATCTCTACATTTATTGGGAGTATTATCAAAACAAAATGACAGATGACAGGACGGCTGAGGAGCTTCGTGAGTTTATTGATACACAGGAATTGATCAAAGCCGACTCGGCTGAGCCGAAAAGCATCCAATATTTCCGCCAGCAGGGCTTTCGGATGGTTGGAGCCAGAAAATTTCCCGGCTCGAGGCTTCAATATACCAAAAAGGTAAAACGGTTCAAAAAAATCTTCTGTTCGGACCGCTGTGAAAATGTCATCTATGAGCTCAAAACGCTGACGTATGCTAAAGATAAAAATGGGGCTCTGATAGAGGATGAATTCACGATTGACCCGCATACGCTTTCTGCCATTTGGTATGCACTTGATGATTATGAGGTTGCTGATATGAAAGAGACAGCACACAAACGAATCCGGCCGAACCGAGAAAGGAGGAGGTCATAAATCATGCACAATCAAACAGTCAGAGCAACTGTATTTAAAGCCAATGCCGCCGCTCCTCAGACAAAGCAAATCTATGAAGATGACTTTTCTGAGCTGTACGGTGAGGACATTATCGCTCCTCCCTATAATATCCTCGAGCTCAAAACCATTGCCGAATACTCGACCATTCTGCAGCAATGCATTGATGCGTACAGAGTGAATATTACGGGTTTTGGCTTCGATGTTGAGTACACATTTGATGTCAACGCGAGTGATGTCGATCAGGCAAAAAAGAAAAGAGCGGAAAAAGACTGGGCCAGACTCGAAGCCTTTTATAAATGTCTTCACTTTGATGAATCAGCTGAAATGATTTTAGGCTATGCCATCGAAGACAGAGAAAAAACAGGCAACGGCTTTATGGAAGTGCTTCGCGACGGGGCGGGAAAACCGGCCGGCATCGAATATTTAGATGTGAAATATATGCGTGTATGCGGAGCCGGTGAGCCTGTTGAGGTCTCATTTATATATGAAGAAAACGGGAAAATGAAAAGGATCAAAAGGCAAAAACGCTTCCGAAAATATGTGCAGATGATCAATGGAAAGAAAGTATTTTTTAAAGAATACGGCGATCCGCGAAAAATGGATATGCGCACTGGTGAATATGTAAACACATTGGCAGAGAAGCATCAAGCGAATGAAGCCATTCATCTCAAAATCGGAAGCGGCGTATACGGTGTGCCCCGCTGGATCGGCAATATTGTCAATTTATACGGAGCCCGAAAAGCAGAAGAACTCAATTTTATGTATTTTAAGCAGGGGCGCCACGTCCCCGCTGCGATTACAGTGGAAAACGGGATGCTGTCAGAAGCTTCTTACCGGGAGCTGCAGGAATACATGAATGATCTTGAAGGCGTTGAAAACGCCCATAAATTTCTCCTGATCGAAGCCGAAGGAATCGCAAAAGAAAAGGATCTCCACGGAGGCGAGGATATTACGCCGGTTTCTGTGGAAATCAAATCCTTGGCGGAAATTCTGCAAAACGACGCCTTGTTTCTTGAATACGATGAAAAAAGCAGAAATAAGCTGCGTTCGGCGTTCCGCCTCCCGCCGCTGTATACAGGCGAGGCCCAGGAATACAACCGGGCGACAGCGGATACGGCGAGAAAAATTACGGAGGAGCAGGTCTTTCAGCCGGAGCGAAAAACGCTCGTGAATAAACTGAACACACTGCTTTTGCCGGAGCTGAATATCCATGACGTCAGGCTGACATTAAAAGGACCGGACTTTCGTGATCCGCTTGAGATTGCGAAGGTGCTCGGTCCTTTTATTACAGCCGGAGCAGTCTCGCCGAATGATTTACGCGACCTTGCCGGACGGGTGCTTGGCAAAACACTGGAGGAGTGGCCGGAGGACATTTATAAACGGCCTGCAGGACAGGATGCGGAAAAGACAAACCTGACTGCGCTCATGCAGGAGTTGAAAGAAAGCATCGAAGATATCAAAACGTCCTGAAGGGAGGTGAATCAAGCAGGTGGCGCGCGAATTAAGAAATGCCAAAATCAGCTTTGTCAGTTATGTGGACAAGGCGGCTAACCAGACTGAATTTTTCTTTACGAAGTCAGCCGGGCCTCCGTCATTTGAAAAAAAGGTTCGGCTGTTTACAAAAAGTGAGCAGGATGAACAAAAGCTTGTGTACGGAATCGTGTATGAGCCTAATGTTCCTGATGCCCACGGTGATTTTATGACCGCCGAGGAAATTGAAAAAGCAGCGCACGGTTTTCTCGCTGAAGCACGGGAGATTGATATCAATCACAGCTTTGAGGGCGGAACCGGCGTCGTGGTCGAATCCTATGTGGCGCCCGATGATTTTATGATCGGGTCAAAGCGGATTACAAAGGGCTCATGGGTGCTCGTGACAAGAGCGTCAGACGAGGTGTGGGAACAGATCAAGGCTGGAATCATCACCGGTTACAGCATGGCAGGCACTGCAGATGTGTATGAGGAAGAACCGGTTGAAAAAGCGGGATTCCTCAGTGTATTCAAGCAAATGCTTGCTGACAAAACAGGGAAGGAGACTGAAGAAATGAGAAAAGAAGACATGAAAGAATCATTTGAGCATGCGCTTTACCCTCTGCTCAAACGGCTTGAGCGGATTGAAAAAAACACAGACACGGAGGAAAAGCCGGAGCAGACGGGTGATGACGAGCGTCTGAAAAAGCTCGTTGAAGACATGCTTGCCCCGCTGATCGAGCGCATCGAGGCGTTGGAAAAAGCGCGAGGCGCGTCTAAGCAGACAGCGGACGATACGGGCGGCAATACAGAGCAAGTCAAAAAATCAATCTGGAGCGGACTGCTGTAAAACCAGTCAAGGAGGAGGAAATCAATTGAGAAATCAAGAGATCATTCGGAAAGCGGAAATGTCGCTTTCTGCTTTAAAAAGCGGCGGGCTTATGAACCCTGCGCAAGCATCGGCTTTTATCCGCATGGTTCAAAACACGCCGACCATCTTTAGTGAATCCCGTGTGATTCAAATGGAAAACGACTCGCAAAAATTTGAGAAAATCGGCTTCGGCCAGCGTATTCTGCGGGCTGCGCAAGAAGGAAAAGCATTGTCAAACGACGAGCTGACAGTTCCAACGACAAGCACTGTTCAGCTGAACACGAAGGAAGTCATTGCGGAAATCAACATTACGTATGATACACTCGAAAACAATATTGAAAAAGATGGCCTGCAGCAGACGATCATGCAAATTTTAGCCGAGCGCGCAGCCGTTGATATTGAAGAGCTGATTGTAAACGGTGATACTGCATCAGCTGATCCATATCTGGCGCAGCTGGACGGCATCCGCAAACAAGCGGTTTCCCATATCGTTGACATGAACGGTGAAGAATTGTCCAGAGCGACATTCAAAAAAGGCTTAAAAGCAGTTCCGCCGAAATATTTGCGCATCCCTCAGGAATTCAGATTCTATACGTCACATGGCTTAGAAGTTGAATGGAAGGACCGCGTGGCGGACCGCCAGACAAACCTTGGGGACCAGGCTGTTCAGGGCGGCTTGTCAACAGCATTCGGCGTGCCGGTCAAAGGGGTATCCAATATTCAGCCGTACACAGTCGGTGAAGGAGACGCGCAATATGACGCTTCTGATATCATTCTCACACATCCGAAAAATATCATTCTCGGCTTCTCCCGCAATATCCGAATTGAAGTCGACAAAGACATCCGTTCCCGTAAATTCATTATTGTCTTAACAGCCAAGCTCGACAGCAAGTTCGAGGAAGAGGATGCCTGCGCGAAATTAATTAACGTAAAAGAATAATAGAAACGGGGTGGCCAGCTCATGCTCATTGAACCGACTGACGTAGCCTCCTATTCGGTCTATGATCGGGTGAAGAACAGGCCGGAAGAACTGCTGGCGCAGGATATCATTGAGGCGGAAGCGGAAGCGGCTCTCATCACGGGCCACTGCTTTGAAGACAGCGTTTATGACCCGCTGCCCGGTAAGGTGAAGTTGGCTTTAGTAAAGCTTGCCCAGTATTTTGCGCTTGTCAACAGCGATGAATCTGCCTCATCAAGCTATCAGTCTGAGAAAATGGGGGATTATTCCTACACGGTTTCCGTAGAAGGCGGGATTCAGCGGCCAGAGGTATATCATTTGCTCGAAGAGTTTATCACGCCGGGCTACGTCCCTGAATCCTCCAGACTGAAGGTGAGGTCTTTATGAGCTATCAGCAGATGCTCATTCATCGCTGTGACATTTATCATGAAGCAGCGCAAGCGCCGTCTGCTGGCCGATTTGGGATTCCGGCAGACAGACTGCAGCCGGTGACTTCATATCCGGAGACACCCGATGAACAAGATGTCGCTTGTTATTTTACCGAAAAAACGCAGCAGCTGGTTCAGGAGGAGCCGGATCAAACTGTATATCACAGCTTTCTCGTCCATTTTCCGTTGTCAGCGGATATCCGCGTAAACGATAAAATCATTTGGGAGAATCATCAATATATACTAAAGCTGCCGAAAAGAATTAGACATCATCATTGGGAAGTCATCGCAGTCAGGGATGAAAGCCTATGAAAATAGCGGGATTGAAACAGCTAAACGCGGCATTAAAAGAAGCGGCTTCGGGCGGCTTTTCCCGACAGGCGACCTGGTGGCTTGAGGAGTGCGGGCAAGATTTTCTGGAGATCGTCCAATCTGAGCTCATCAGCACACAAACGGTTAATACAGAAAAACTGTTCCGCTCGTTCGAAAGAGGCACAAAGGACAATCTCTGGATTGCGCAAAGCGGCGGTCTTTCGCTTGAGGTGGGTACACAGCTTGATTACGCCTCATTTCTGAATGACGGCCATTGGACGTCAAAACAAGATGTGAGATGGGTGCCGGGACGTTTTCAAGGTTCGCGGTTTATTTATGATCCCGCGGCTTCAACGGGAATGGCGCTCAAGAGAAAATGGATCCCGGGCACGGGCTACTGGGATCATGCGCTGCTTTTATATGAACAGCTGTTTGAAAAATCGCTGGAAAGCAAACTGCGCCAGTGGCTGAAGAAGCTGTAAAGGAGGAGCAGGATGAACAGTGAAACAGGATCGATCATGGCATTTTTGTACAGCCAGTGGTCTGTTCCCATTTATGAACGCGAGCTTCCTGATCACTTTCAGGTGCCGTCGTTATACGTCCCATCGCCATCTGTTTTCGAAGAAACAGATACGGTCTCCACATTTAAAAAAACCTACAGTCTCAATGTGAAGCTGTTTCATCATGACTCCGTTCAGGCGCTGGATGAAGCGGACAGGCTCGCGGATGCCATCAGAGAAGCGAGAAACATGGTTCCGCTGCTCAGTGAATCCGGCGAGAAGACGGGGGATATGGTTCGCGTTACCCGAATTGAGACAAGGGTAGGAGACAGGGGCGAGGCGGTCATGGTGATCAGGTGGAGCAGCCGATATTATTATCACAAAACAGAACAGCCTGTCTTACAGGATATCGACATGAACAGCGGGGTGAAATAAGCGGTGGCAAAGAACAAACAACAGAAGAAGGCTGTACATACGGAGAGCCGGGAAGCTCTTTTTGATACAGCGGACTTGATTAAGCACGCGAAGGAACTGTTCGGCGTTAAGCCGGATATTCTTCAGGGGGCTTTATTTGGCGTGGATCAAACACGTATGACGAAATCAGAAGCCAATCAATTGATTCAAACATTTCTAACCAAGGAGGTCATGTCATCATGAATGGCGGAACATTTACAACAGGCAAAGAAAAAGAACGTGCAGGCATTTATTTTAACTTTAAAACAACGGCACAGGAGCGGGTATCACTCAGTGAACGGGGAACAGTCGCACTTCCGGTCGCATCAAGCTGGGGCGAAGCGAAAACGTTCGTCTCCATTTCAAGCGTTGAAGACCTAAACAAAAAAGTGGGTCTCAGCATTGATGACCCGTCTTTATTGCTGCTGCGTGAAGCGAAGAAAAACGCGAAAACGGTATTGATGTACCGTCTAACCGAAGGCGTCCGAGCGTCTGCTGATATTGCTGAAGGCGTTAAAGCGACTGCGGTATATGGCGGAACAAAAGGTAATGATATTATCATCCGCGTCAATCAAAATGTGCTGGATGCTGATTCTTTCGACGTGACAACATATATGGACGAATCAGAGGTTGACAAACAGACCGTCAAAAAGGCTGAAGAATTAAAAGCTAACGGCTATGTCACTTTTACCGGAACTGGCGATCTTTCTTCGACGATTCCTCTCACTGGGTCAGAAGGAGACACTGCCGGTGAAACGCTGAAAGCATCCGCGGGTATTCGTTTATCCGGAGGTACGGATAAAGCCCCTGTCAACTCCGACTATACAGATTTCTTAGCCGCGGCTGAAACAGAGAGCTTTGATGTGATTGCGCTGCCTGTTGCGGAGGGGGACCAGCTAAAGGCGACGTTTGCTGCTTTCATTAAACGCCTGCGCGACGGCCAAGGACATAAAGTGCAAGGCGTCACAGCCAATTATGCCGGTGACTACGAAGGCATCATCAACGTAACAGAAGGTGTCCTGCTGGAAGATGGCACGGAAGTTACACCGGACAAAGCAACAGCTTGGGTAGCTGGTGCGAGTGCAGGAGCAACCTTTAATCAATCACTTACATTTGTAGAGTACGAAGGCGCCGTTGATGTGTTACACCGCCTTGACCACGACACGATTGTTGAACGTCTGGGCAAAGGCGAATTTTTATTCACATTCGACGCCCGCGATAAATCCGTCAGTGTAGAAAAGGATATTAACTCACTCGTGACGTTCACAGCTGAGAAAAACAAGAAATTTGCGAAAAACAAAATCGTTCGTGTCCTGGATGCTGTGAATAATGATTTAACACGCGAGCTGAAAGCCTTAATTAAATCAAGAAAAGGCAGCGGGAGCGATATCCCGGCGTCTGAAGACGGCCTTCAGTATGTAAAAACGATGATCACGCAATACATGACAACGCTTCAGGATGCGGGCGGCATCACTGGCTTTGATTCCGATGAAGATATCACAATTTCAATGAATGAAGATCGTGACGGCTTCTTGATTGACCTGGCTGTACAGCCTGTCGACGCAGCAGAAAAATTCTACTTTAATGTGGAGGTAAACTAATATGGCATTAAAAGCACAAAACACAATTTCAGGAAAAGAAGGCCGCTTATTTCTCGATGGTGAGGAAATGGCGCACATCAAAACATTTGAAGCAAACGTTGAGAAAAACAAGTCTGAAGTCAACATTATGGGCCGCCGCATGACAGGCCATAAAACAACAGGGGCAAATGGAACAGGGACCGCGACGTTCTACAAAGTCACATCGAAATTCGTGCTATTGATGATGGACTATGTCAAAAAAGGCAGCGACCCTTATTTCACACTCCAAGCCGTGCTGGATGATCAATCCTCCGGCCGGGGCACAGAGCGAGTTACGCTGTACGACGTCAACTTTGACTCTGCCAAAATCGCAAGCCTTGATGTCGATTCAGAAGCGTTAGAGGAAGAAGTTCCATTTACCTTCGAAGACTTCGACGTGCCTGAAAAGCTTTCTGACACGTTTTAATCAAAACTGAAATAGCCAGCAGACCTTTCTCAGAAAGGTCTGTTTTTCATGATGAAATCAATCAAAAGACAAGGGAGTTTTTTACATGAGTGAGAAGAACGAAAACGTATATGATCTTTCCTTTTTTATGCCGGGAAAAACAATTGAAGCTGAAGAAATCAAAGTGCCGATCTCAAAGCGTTTTGTTGATAAAAAAGGGAATGTCATTCCGTTTATTTTAAAACCAATTACAACTGAACGGATTGATGAATTAGAGAAAGAAAACACCACATTCAAAAATGTGAAAGGCCGCGGCCGCGTCAAAGATTTAGACTCACAGCGCTTTTATGCGAGAATTGCCATCGAATCTACTATTTATCCTGATTTTCGTTCAAAAGATTTAAGGGAAGCATACAAAACAGCGGATCCAGTAGAAGTCGCAAAACGTGTACTATCTGTTGGGGGAGAGTATGCGAACTGGCTGAATAAAGCAATTGAAATCAATGGTTTTGAAGATGATCTTGAAGATCTAGAAGAAGAAGCAAAAAACTAGTAAAGGATGGCGATAAGGAAGCTGTGTATTTGTACTATGCAATGCATGAGCTTCATTATTCGCCATCCCAACTTCTTGAATTATATGAAGCACCAAAACATTTTAAAGCTCTTTTATTTGGGTTGATAGGTTATAAACTAGATCTATTAGAAAAAGAATCAAGGAGAGGAGGGAAATAGTATCGCAAAATTAACAGCCCGTTTCGATCTCGAAGACAAGGTATCTAAAAAACTAAAACGGATACATAAAGGATTCCAAGAGGTCGAAAAAAAAGTTAAAACCATTAATCGGCAAATTAAAATCAGTATCAGGGCAGAAGATCAAGCATTTTACCGGCTAAGAAAAATAAACGACTATATCATTTTAAAATTCGCGAAATCACTTGAAATCAAAGTTGTACTCGATGATCAAGTCACTCCAAAGCTCGAAGCAATTGAACGAAAACTTAAGCGGCTGCCGAAAGAGACGAAGCTGACTGTATCTTTAGTAGACCGGACAGCAGCTGCGTATAAAAAAATAAAGAAGATGCTATCTAATCAAAAGCTATCATTCCTTTTGATTCCAGATGACAAGGTTACTTCGACAGTTAAAAGGATTATCGGTTATATTAAGAAAAATTTGAAAAACGGATACACAGTCAAGCTAAAGGTCATCGATGAAATCACCAAAACAGTTAATCGATTAACAGCACTTCTAAGGAAATTTGAAAAAACCTATTATGTAAAAGTGGTTGTTAAGACAAAAATATCAGACAAAATCAATAAAAAAGAAAGCCCGATTAACAAAGAGAAATCTAAGAAAGAATCAGGCACATCCTCGGATAAAGGCTCTGATAAAAGCTCTGATCAAAAACCTGGATGGGTCGGAAAAATAAAAGGTTGGCTGAAGGATTGGTGGACAAAATCAGCTTGGCCTTGGATTAAGGATACACTCAATGAAATAGGCAAAGCTTTTTTAGATCGTTTCAAAGAGAGATTGATAGAAAAGCTGAAAAATGACGTGTTCGATAAGATCATTGATAAAATTCTAGGACCACAAAAAAAGGACGATTCTGGTGAAAATTCTGACACCGATAATAAAGTCCTTAACCGTAATACAGGAGGAAATTGTTGCTGTAGCTGCTGTGAAGTTGGCGGTATCAGTCCGGGCACTAAAAATAAAAAAACATATAGAAAAAAGAAAAGCCCGACAAAGGCTCCAAACAGAACACTCAAGGTTCCTGGAGAGGTGATCAGAAGACGCCAGAGCGGCACATCTGGTGAAAGTGCACGGGCTTCAGGTTCGAAGTTAAAGAACTGGTTCGGAGGCCTAAAATCGCTAGGGAAGGATTCATCCAAACTAGGTAAAGTGTTCAGAGGAATGGGAAAGGCTGTTCCATACGTAGGATCTGCTTTAGCCATGTTCGATCTAGCTGGAATCAATAAAGATAATGCTGGTGAAAAGGTTGGTTCAATCGGAGGACGCATTGCGGGAGCAGAAGCGGGTGCAACTGCCGGAGCAGAAGCAGGGGCAGCGATTGGATCCTTCGTAGGTCCGGAAGGTACAGTAATCGGAGGCGCAATCGGAGGAATTGGCGGCGGATTAGTAGGCGGAATCGGCGGCGAAGAAGCAGGTAAGAACATTGGTAAGATGTTTGATACTTCTCAAATCAAAGAGAACATTTCAAATACATTATTTAATGGTGATTGGTGGAATGAAAAATGGACAGGTGTTAAAACAACAACGAGTGATACTCTCGGAGGCCTTAGTGATACATGGACTAATATAAAAGATACAGCTTCTACTACTTTTTTTGACTCAAATTGGTGGGCAGAAAAAGCTGGTTATGCATACGGTACATTAGAGTCTACACTTTTCAATAGTGATTGGTGGGGCGGAAAATGGGAGTCCGTAAAAGGTTGGACACAGGAAAAATGGGATCAAGCTTCCTCTGTCTGGAACTCTGTTAAATCAAAAGTAAAAGAAACAGTCTTTAATAAAGATTGGTGGTCCGGTAAGTGGGAAGGCGTTAAGAGCTGGGCTCAGGAAAAATGGAACGGTGCCGTTTCTGTTTGGGAATCAATTAAGTCAAAAGTAAAAGAAACAGTCTTTAATAAAGATTGGTGGTCCGGTAAGTGGGAAGGTGTTAAAGGCTGGACAAAGGAAAAATGGGAAAATACAAAGTCACTTTGGAAAAAATTCAAATCTACACTTGAAGACAGCCTATTTAATAAAGACTGGTGGTCTGGAAAATGGGATTCAGTAAAAGAGTGGGGAAAAAATATATTAGGAGATTCTTGGGATGCAGTGCAGTCTGCAGGCGGGAAAGTAGTAAAAACTGCTCAAAAAGTGGGCGGCGGAATGAAGTCTTGGATTCAAGAAAAGGTAGAGCGTTTTCAAAATGGACGAGAGAAAGCTCACAGAGACTTTGGAATGAAAACTGATAAAAACGCCTCAGGTGGTTTTATTACGAAACCAACTATCTCCTGGATCGGTGAAGCGGGTAAAGAATTTGTCATTCCAGTCGACAACAATCGCGGCCGCGGCAAAATGCTGTTAGCGCAAGCCGCATCGAAATTGGGCATGCATGTGGTCGATGATATGGCATCAGCCTCTACACTTTCAAGTGGAACAGCTCTAAACACTGTTGGCAGCCATTCTGCTTCAATGTCACCTTCTATTAACACATCTAGCCTTAACGGACAAGCTTCAGACCTCGGACAGCAATTTTCAGAGGGCTTTGGTAAAGGCATCAGCAATCAGCCTGTCAAAATGGAAGACTGGAAAAAGAAAAACATCAATACGCCATTTACACAAATGATATCTGCTTCACCAAACTACGGAAAACAAATGGTGAGCGGCTATGCCAAGGGCCAAAACGGTACAGCAACCGGTACAGACGGCTTTTTGCAATCAAAAGTTAAAACGCCGTACCAAGCCACTGTGAGCAAATCGTCATCATGGGGGACAGGTACGGTCAAAGGCTTTGCGCAGGGACAGAACTCGACCCAAACAGGGACAGCGCAGTATGTAAGCTCACATGTTGACAAACCGTTCCTGCGTTCAAAAGACACATCCAACAGCTGGGGCTCCGGCTTGATCGGAAACTTTGTGGCAGGCATGAATGCTAAATCCAGTGAAGTGAAACAAGCTGCAAAGGATATGGCGAAGAGAGTGGAGCAGGCTTTCCGTGAGGAACTAGATATTCATTCGCCTTCTCGTGTCATGATGAGCTTGGGACGTTTTGCCTCTGTTGGGGTTGTAAAAGGTCTGGATTCTGTCGATGTGAAAAAATATGCTGAAAAACAAGCTGGATCACTGGCAGCCGCTTATTCCGGAATGGGTGCAGTAGGTGGAAATGTGAAACAGTGGCTTATGGCTGCAATGATGGCCACAAAAACACCATTAAGCTGGCTTCCAGGATTGATGACAATTGCAAAGTTTGAATCAGGAGGCAACCCTAACGCCATTAACCTGTGGGATAGTAACGCGAAGGCAGGCAATCCATCCCAAGGGCTCATGCAGACAGTACCAACCACTTTTAACGCACATAAAGCGCCAGGCATGGGTAACATTAGAAACCCGATTCATAACGCTGCTGCCGCTATCGGCTATATCAAAAGCAGATACGGCTCAATTGATAATGTACCTGGCATTAAAAGCCTGAAACGTGGCGGTCCTTATGTCGGTTATGCCAACGGCGGGCTGATCACGAAAGAACAAATTGCCCGTGTCGGTGAAGGAAACAAGCGGGAATGGATCATCCCAGAGGAACGTGGCATCCGCGGCCGCTACCTTCTTCAGAGAGCGGCACAGGCTCTTGGTATGGAAGTGACAGATCCGTCTCAATCCCAGCAGTCTGAGCTTTCTTCAGGACAAGTTTCAGCTGTTACCTCGGCTAGCCGGCCAACCGCAGCGGTTTCTGGATCAAAAGAGATTTATATTCAATTTAACGGTGACCAGCACTTCCATAATGGACAAGACGCCGAAAGCCTAGCAGCGAAGATCAAGCAGGCGCTTATAGATGAACTGCAAAAGGATATCAATATTGGAACGAAGGGAGTCGTTGCATTTGACTAAATCCGTATATGAATTTTGGATTTCACAAGGGAAGGACAAGCTGCGGCTCCCCGTTCTTCCCGACCAGATAAGTATTTCAAATACAGTTCAAAATGAAACGGTTAAGGTAGCCAAGTTCGGTGACCTTACATTTATTGACGAACAGGGAGCGAAAGAAATTTCGTTCTCTTCTTTTTTTCCGAAGAAATACAGTCCGATAGCAGAATATCAAAACTTCCCGTCGCCGGAAAATGCGATAACAAAAATTGAAAAATGGATGAAGGCCAAAAAACCGGTCCAGTTTTTGATTACGGGAACCAAAGTGAATCTGACTTGCAGCATTGAAGGTTTTTCCTATAGCGAAGGCCAGCAGGATATAGGTGATCGTTCCTTTGATATTCAATTAAAAGAATACAAAACCGCTTCCCCCCGAAAAATCAAGCGGAAGAAAAAAACAAAGACAAAACGCCCGTCGAAGGCTTCCCCGAAAACCTACACAGTGAAAAAGGGAGACACGCTGTGGGACATTGCCGGCAGATTTTACGGGAACAGCACGCAATGGCGCAAAATTTGGAACGCCAATAAAACAGCAATGATCAAACGAAGCAAACGGAACATCAGGCAGCCGGGCCACTGGATATTTCCCGGCCAAAAGTTAAAGATACCGCAATGAAACAGGTGATGTATGATGATAGAACTGTTCGTCATTAAAGACACAGAGTGGCTTGAACTGGTTGCAGAAAGTGTTTCGCTTGAAGGCCATCGTTATCAGGCGCCGCGTTCCATTGAAGCGACCATCGTCATCAAACAGGGCGACCAGACGTATTACAGTGTCACAGAAGGAGATACGGTATTGTTTAAATGGAAGGGAAAAGAGCTTTTTCGGGGCATTGTTTTTGCAAGAACCCCGGACGAGCATACGCTTGCCTTCATTGCATATGATATGCTTCAGTACCTGGTCAAAAACCAGGATATGTACGTGTTTTCCAATCAGCGGGCCGACCAGATCATCAGAAGGATTGCCAATGATTTTCAGATACCGACAGCCTCGATCGCAAACACAGGCCACACGATCAAAAGTCTTGTCATTAAAAATGATACGACATTGTATGACATCATATTAAAAGCGCTGAAACAGACGAAAAGCCAGACAGGGCGACATTACCAGCTGTATTCGGAAAAAGGAAAGCTCGGCCTGCGCGCGTGGCCAGATCCTTCAGAGGTATGGGTGCTTGAAACGGGTGTCAATATTACGGGTTACCAATACAGCACTTCTATAAACGACACTGCTACTCGGGTGGTGCTTCGCCGGCAGAAGGACAATAAAACATATAAAGCCTCTGCCAAGGACAGTTCAGGCTTAAATAAATACGGTGTGCTTCAATATACAGAAACGGTCACAGATGACATCAACCAGGCACAGCTTCAGCAGCGGGCAGATGTACGCCTAGCTGAAAAAAAGGGCGTGAAAAAAGAACTGAAAAATATTCAGGCAGTGGGCATCCCGGAAGTGCAGAGCGGCTTGCCCGTCTATATTTCTATTCCGGAGGCCGGCATCAAGAAAACCTATTGGGTAGATACGGACCGGCATGAATTTAAAGGAACGAAACATACGATGACGATCGATGTTGTCGAAAAGAATACGATGCCGGAAGGAGTATCCTGATGAGATTAAGTGAGGCTATAAAACATTTGGCTGTTGGTGCAGTTGACGCTGAGTCTCCGGTGGAACTGCTCCCGGCTGAGGTCGTTTCGGTTTCTCCTGTGGAAATCAAATTAAAAGAAAACAGCAAACTGATCATACCGGAAGACGCCATCATTATCCCAAAACGGATGAAATCCGGAGGAGACGATGCACTCGAGCCGGGGGATCGTGTCATGACCGCGGCTCTGACTGGCGGTCAATCGTTTTTTATTTTAGACAAACTATAGACAAATCGCTTCGATCGAAGCGTTTTTTTATTTAGCTTGTAAAAAGGAGTGGGCATCATGGCCCTGACACCAGAAGTAGAGTTTGAGGATTTTGAAGATGAGAGCGAAGTCATTGAAACCTCGCAAACGTACAAAATAGATTTTGAAAATGGAAGAATTACGAATGAGCTGATTACCGGGCTTGAAGCGATCAGGCAATTCGTCTATATCGCCTTACAGACGGAACGCTACGCGTATTCCGTATACAGCCATAATGTCGGAAATGAGCTTCAGGACGTGCTGACAGATCATGAGACGACTGATGCCTATAAAAAGATGGAGATCCCGAGACTGATAGAAGAGGCGCTGGTTTATGATGACCGGATATCGGATGTAACAGATTTTGAGATTGAAAAACAAGGCGACGCGTTTCATGTGTCCTTCGTGGTGGAGACGGATGAAGGAACGCTTGAGATTGAGGAGGTGATTGGCGAAGATGTTTGAAGATCAGACTTTTGAAGCGATTATGGAGCGTATGCTGAACAGCATTTCTGCAGATATTGACACAAGAGAAGGCAGCGTCATTTATAATGCGTTAGCCCCGGCGGCGGCCGAGCTTGCGAAGTCTTATATATGGCTGGATACTGTGCTTGAGCTAGTTTTTTCTGATACCGCGCAAGGCGAATTTTTAGACAGGCGTGCAGCGGAAGCGGGAATTGAACGGACAGCCGCGACAAAGGCGGTCAGAGCGGGAGAGTTTACGTCTGGAGTTACTATTCCTGTCGGGTCCCGCTTTTACGTGGATAATCTTTATTTTCAATATACGGCAGACGGGACGCTCATCTGTGAAACACCTGGTGAAGCGGGAAATGCCAATCTGACTGGACGCAATTTACTATCATTGGATACCATTCCCGGTTTAGAAACGGCCATTGTCAAAGAAATCCTAATTCCGGGACGCGAGGAAGAAGGAGATGACAGCCTGCGGGAACGGTATTTTACAAGGGTTCGTCGGGAGGCTGTCAGTGCCAATAAAATGCATTATAAGGAGTGGGCTGAAGAAGTGGACGGTGTGGGGAAGGCAAAGATCTTCCCGCTTTGGAACGGTGACGGCACGGTTAAAATTGTCGTCACGAATGCGAATCTTGAGCCCGCTTCTCCTATTTTAATTCAAAAAGTGAAAGATTATATCGACCCTGAACCAGGGCAGGGAGAGGGACAGGCGCCAATCGGAGCCGTAGTCACAGTGGAAAGCGCGGTCTGGAAGGAAGTTGAGATTTCTGCCGAGGTGCTGCCAGAGATCAATCACTCAATTGATGAAGTGAAGTCAGAAATTGAGGAAGGCGTTTTAAATCTCTTTAAGAAAATGGCGTTTGAAGACAACGTCATCCGTCTTTCTCAAATTAACAATATTGTCTATAATTCACCGTCAGTCAGTGACTACTCCAATATTCAAATCAACGGCACGTCTGAAAATCTGGTGCTGAGCGACGTGGAAATTCCTAAGCTTGGGCAGGTGAAGATTATTGAGCAAACAAGATGACATGAGAGCTTATCTGCCGCCGTTTCTCACTAGCCTTAAAGAAATGGCTGAGCTGCTGAAAGCGGAAGCGCCTGAGTTTGATAAACAGAATAACAGCATATTTGATCTGACGGATCAGCTATTCGTGCCGACGGCGACATGGGGGCTCAGTCGCTGGGAAAAGATTTTAAACGTCCCGCGTGAATCAGGCGACACAGATGAGATCAGACGATTGCGGCTCATTTCCAAAATGTCGAACATCCCGCCAATCACTTACAAGGCCATTGAGCAGGCGGTAAATCGTTTCTTGAAAAACCCGTCTGCACAGGTCCGTCTGCTCCCCGGTGAATACCGCTTTAACGTGGATATCAATGTTGATGACCTTCAGCACATGAATGAGCTGATCGAAGCAATAGAAAACATGAAGCCTGCTCATTTGGCGTATACGCTCAGAGGCGGATTAAACGAGACACTACAAATCAAAGACACAGTCATCCTGAATCACCGCAGATACCGAACAGCCAGTGAGCTGAAGGTCGGTTATTCTGTCACCCTTAACAACAATGAGGTGGTTTTAACTTGATTTCAACCATATACAGAGAACGTACAGCGGCAGATCTGAAAAGCAGAATTGATCACGTGCTGCTCAACGGCCAAAAAACAGAAATAGTAGAACTCACCATTGTCGGAGCAACAGTCACCGTCCTGACAAAACGTGAGGAAGACATTAAGCATATCGAAACGGTCCAAATTTTTGACGAGCAGGGCAATGTGATCACTGAAAGAAAGACTGACCTGGACGTCAGCGAAAACAGAACACTCGATTTCAGATTTACTTTTGAGGTGGTGTAAACATGGCATACGAAGAAAAAACAGACTGGCTTCCGGACGACCCCATCAACGAAGACGACGTCAACCGCTGGGAAAAAGGCATAAAAGACGCCCACACAGACCTGGCCGCCCACAAAAACGACATGAACAACCCCCACAACACAACAAAGGCGCAAATCGGGCTGGGGAACGTGGACAATGTGCAGCAGGCGGCTAAGAAGGATTTTGAGAAGCATGAGCAAGATCAGGTGCGGCATGTTACAGAGGAAGAGCGAGAGAAATGGAATAGTGCGCAGTTGTCAAAACTAACAAATGACGATGGTTCAGTCTTAATCAAAATTGAACAAGGTTATGATTTTCATAGTGTAGTAACAGCTCAAATGACAACTTTTACCTTCTATACATCAAAAGAAGGGATTAATACACCACCACAATCTACACGGGGAATTTATCTATATTCTTCTCCGACATATGGTGAAGCAATAGCTTTGTCCAACGATAGAGGCTTATGGAGGAAGTCTTTAGTTGGTGGTACCTGGTCCGATTGGGTAAAGTATGAAACTGAAGAAGACGCTCAAAAAAAGGTGAACAGCCATGAAGAAAAAGTTGAAATACACGTTACCCAGCAAGACAAAGACAAGTGGAATAAATCTCAATTAAGTAAGATATCAGGTGATGACGGTCAGCCTTTATTTAACTTAACAACTGATTTCCACACAGAGCTTCAAAATTATCCAACATTGACATATTTCTCATATGAAAAAACTGCAGCAAATGCCCCGCCTAGTGGAGGTCGAGGAATCTGGATGTGCAGTGCTGGAAGGACATATGGGCATGTAATAGTAATGACAAATGATAATAGAACTTTTCGAAAATCGTTGGCAAACAATGTGTGGACTGATTGGCTTGAATTAGAAACTACAGATGGAGCACAAAAGAAAGTTGATGAGCACGCAAAAAACTCTAAAGTGCATATCACTTCTGCTGAAAGATCGAAATGGGATGCTGCTCAATTAACTAAATTAACCAGAGATGATGGAAAAAGAACTCGTATATCGGATGGTACAGATATACTTTCATTAACTACAGGTTTTTATTATGGTGCGGGAACTACCATGATTAATAGTCCTGCTGATGGCGATGGTTCTTGGTTTAATTATGATGTTATTGAAGGAGATTCTGGAAGAAAATCAATTTTTGCGTCGAGAGGTTATGATAATACGCTTTGGTTTGGATCGGTTCATACAGATGGTGTATTTAAAGGGTGGAATAAACTGGAGACGGAAACGGGATCTCAGAATAAAGCGGACAAAGCTCTATCTGATGCAAAGTCTTTTGTGCAAGCTAACTACTCAAATGAAAAACTCACAGTTCTTACAGGAGTTAATGCTATTACAGATGCTAGGATAGGTGGAAACGACTATCCTAAAGGCATTACTATTATGGATATTGGTCAGGGAAATACTACTGGTTATCCACTTGGTTATGGAATCGTGAAAAATGAGAAATATCATGACTATAGATTTACTCAATTTTTTTACGGTACCGGAAATGAATCTAATAGTTATTTTGATAGTACTGGAACATGGATTCGTCATTGGTGGAATGGTTCTGGGTGGACCGCATGGCAAAAGGTATCAGGGTTTGCACATACGAATATAGGCACAACAGGGAAGCAACTTCTGATTAAAGGTGATAAACAGAAAATTCGTTTTAATAGAAAGATAAAGGACAGTCACAATGCCTTCGACATTGATAATTGCCGGTTTATCTGTCCAAACAGCGGAATGTTTCTAGTCAATGCCGGTGTATATATCGAAAACGTTCAGAGATATGCCAACTATGAATTAGAGATCTACTTAAACGGAACGATTTATAAAAACATAGCACATTATAGAAATAGCCCTGCAAGCCCGTCTGATACCACAGATTTCAACGTAGGAGTATATGGAGCTGCCACTGTTCCAGCTGATAAGGGGGATTATATAGAGATGTATCTATATGTGGGTTATGATGGCAATACCTCAAGGTATATAACTGATAGCTCAGGGTGGTATAACTATTTTGATATAACAGAAATCGGTGGCAGAAATTATCCGAGGACTTAGGAGGTAAGAGTAATGATCTTATACGACGCAATCATGTACAAATACCCTGACGCTGTGCCGAGAATGGATTTTGAGCTGAGGAATGACGGTAATGGTTCTTATATTGAAAAATGGAACCTGCGCGCCCCCATCCCAACGCAAAAAGAACTCGAATCCTGGTGGGAAGAACTGCAAAAAAACCCGCCGTACGATCCGCCCGATCAGGTGGAGCTTCTCGCTCAGGAGTTGTCGCAGGAGAAGCTGGCCCGCAAGCAGCTTGAAGAGTTGAACAAAACGTTGGGAAGCGAGCTGGCAGATATAAAGCTTTCCGTACTTTCTTTGAAAGGAGATCATGCTGAATGAATTATTGGGTGCTTGCCCTCTATTATGAGTGGGCGACAACGGATATGGTAAAACAAGCATTAGCATATAAAGACTGTTCAATTGAGGATCTGGCAGAAGGTGTGAACAAAAAGCTGATCACAGCTGATCAGTATGAAGAAATTACCGGTAAAGCCATGTAAAGGCTTTTTTATTTTGCCTTTTTTTAAATCAAAGGAGGATGAAAATGGTGAAGTATCAATATGAATTTCCTCTCGATAAGACTGGAAAAGCCGGAGCTGTAAAGCCCTATCGAGGAGGAAAAAATGATTTTGTGACACCTGTTTCGAATTTGTCGGGTGTAGCGGAGATTTTAACAAATGCTTCCTTAAAGGCAACTGAGGCATACAGTCAGCTCGGGCAGGACAGGCTTGGCGCAGTTCTGATTTCGAAAGTGAAGGGCTGGGCGTATGCAGATCGTGAAGGTACGCTCTTTATAGAAGAAAGTGACAACAACAATGTTTGGACGACGACAGCATCCGTTAATGTCGCAGCAGGTGTCCTGACAGCGACGGACTGGGTATACCTTTCTAAACGCTATTACCGCTTCCGCTATGTGAACGGGAATCTTCAACAATCAGAGTTTATCTTATACCAATCAGTCGGTGCGGGAGAAATGGATGTGCGTGTCAGTGGAAAAGCGCCTTTGCAGATTGACTTTCAGGAGAATCAAATACACGATGGACGGTTGAAAGTGGAGTCTCGCAAAACATTTGACTTTGTCTTTCATGAAAATGCAGAGTCCGCCGGCGAGGGTGCTGCTTTACCTGTTGACGGTGCCGGGCATTTACTCGTTGAAGTATACGGCACAGCGGAAATGAGCGAAGTCAAATTTTGGGGGAAATCGGTGTCAGGACAGAAACTACCGATCAGAGGCGTGAAAACTGATGATGCCAGCTCTGCATTGAGTACATTAGGAAAAGCTGAGGCGTGGGCCTTTGATATTAAAGGGTTTAAGGAGATCATCATGGAGATCGTCAGTGTCACCGGCGGTACTCTTTCGGTAAAAGGGACCGCTGTTTCATAACAGTTTTGGCCCTCGGAAGGGAGGTGATCTGCATGTGAAGGAGGAGTAAGTAATGCAGCAAGAGGCAGATGTGAATGTGTTTCAGCAGGATTTAGCAGACATGAAAGGCGAGCACAAAGCGCTTGAGCAGAGGGTTTCCGCATTAGAACGCGTGTCTGACCGTCAAGACCAGCAAATCATGACGCTGAACGAAAAATTAAACAAAATTGAAGAAAACACAACGTGGATCAAACGCACCATCACAGGTGCCATCATTACAGCAGTGTCTACAGGCATCATTGGCGGAGCCATCGCCATTATGTACAGCCTGCTGCAGCATTAAAGGGGGATTTTTATGAACACGTTTGACAAAGGCACGGTCATCAGGACGGTGCTTCTTTTAATTGCTTTAATCAACCAGACCATGTTGATGCTCGGCAAATCACCATTGGACATTCAGGAGGAGCAGGTCAATCAGCTTGCTGACGCTCTTTATTCAGCCGGTTCCATTGCCTTTACAATTGGAACGACACTTGCCGCTTGGTTTAAAAACAACTATGTAACAGAAAAAGGGAAAAAGCAGCGTGACTTGTTAAGAGACAATAATCTGACAAAATAAGGAGAGATGAAAATGGTTAACATTATCCAAGACTTTATTCCGGTTGGCGCAAATAACCGTCCAGGCTACGCAATGACGCCGCTTTACATTACGGTGCACAATACAGCGAATACTGCAGTAGGGGCGGATGCTGCGGCCCATGCCCGCTATTTGAAAAATCCTGATACGACGACAAGCTGGCATTTTACAGTTGATGATACAGAAATTTATCAGCATCTGCCTTTGAATGAAAACGGCTGGCATGCGGGAGACGGAAATGGCAGCGGCAACCGGGCTTCTATCGGTATTGAAATTTGCGAAAATGCTGATGGAGATTTTGCAAAAGCAACAGCAAATGCCCAATGGCTCATCAAAACATTAATGGCTGAACATAATATCAGTCTTGCCAATGTCGTCCCTCATAAGTATTGGTCAGGGAAGGAATGTCCGCGAAAATTGTTAGATACGTGGGATTCGTTCAAAGCAGGAATTGGGGGAGGCGGCAGCCAAACTTACGTCGTGAAACAAGGTGACACACTCACATCGATAGCGAGAGCATTCGGTGTTACGGTTGCTCAGCTGCAAGAGTGGAACAATATCGAAGACCCGAATCTTATTCGGGTTGGTCAAGTATTAATTGTAAGTGCGCCATCGTCCGCTGAAGAACCAGAGCTCTATCCGCTCCCTGATGGTATCATTCAATTGACAACACCTTATACCTCAGGAGAACACGTCTTTCAAGTGCAACGAGCACTTGCGGCTCTGTATTTTTACCCTGATAAAGGAGCTGTCAACAACGGAATTGACGGCATTTACGGCCCGAAAACAGCTGACGCAGTCGCACGTTTTCAGTCTGTTAACGGTCTGACTGCTGACGGTATTTACGGGCCTGCGACGAAAGCCAAGATCGCAGCGCAATTAAGCTGATCACAGACCATAAAAATCCCGGAGCTGGTTCCGGGATTTATTTTTTCTTCTTCAACTTTTTTAAAATTCCTGCACTGCGCTCCCTCACCCGAAGCGAGTACCCGGAAAGCCCAAACTTACCGTAATCAACAAACTTCACACGTCTCACCAATTTTTTCACTGTATCACCTGACAT